TCGTCAAAGTCCTCATCGCAGCAGCCAAAAACGCCGCAGGCCGCCCCGGCGCCGCTGGCGGCCTCTCAACCATCCAAGTCGCCGAAAAACTCGACATATCCAGACAAGCAGCAAACGCCGCTCTCAAACGACTCCAAGCCAAAAAACTCATCACCATCGTCCCAGTCCACGACCTCGACCCAGAAACCAGAAGAGGCTATGGCGTCGCACTCAAGGCGCTCTGGACTGTCGTTAGGGCGTAGCAGCGGGCCGAAAAACGCCGCTCGCGGACCGCGGAACAGGCGTCTCTGGCCTCGGAACACGGCTCGCGGGCCACGGACAGAGCAGAAGGGACAGAGGAGGTTTTTGTGGGGTTCAATGATATCAATGGGTTGGGCGTGGGAGACGGGGCGCGGACCGCGGATCACGGCCTTCTGTATATATAGAGCCAAACTCCATAAGGTATGTTGAGATGAAAATGACCGTAACCCATGTTTTTCCGTTACCGATCTCGATTTTCCCTTTATATATAAGGAGATAATCGTTTCACAAAGTAGCTAAGTGATGTTTTTGTAATTTGTAACCCCCGTAACCCTCCCCAAAGGGGGCCGGGAGGGCCGGGGAGGGGCCGGGAGGCGAAAAATGCAAAAGTGCCTTATGGGGGGTCCACGAAAAAATTTCTCTTCATTGAATTTCTGGCCATATATATATGGCGCGCTTTTTGACCCCTCGGAAGCCTGCGACCCTATGCGAAAAGATGGGATGAGCCATGAAAGACGATGACATGACCCCGGACTTCTCCTCTGCCCTGTCCGTCAAGCAGAGCATCCGGCACAAGAAGTATCGGATGACCCGGCCGAAGGACGCTCCCAAGGCCCAGCCGGGCCGGGCCCTGACCCGGAAGCAAGAGCTTTTCGTGAAGGAGCTTGTCTCCAAGGATGGCCAGATCACCGCCCGGCAGGCCGCCATCAACGCGGGCTACTCTGCCAAGAACGCCCATGCGGCCGCCCACGAACTGATGAACCCGCGTTATTATCCCAACGTCGTGAGACGGATTCGGGAGTATCGGCAGGAACTGGACGAAAAGTTTGGGATTAGTTTCGAGCGGCACCTGCGCGACCTACAGATAATCCGCGATCAGGCGCTGGCTGCGGGTAAGTTTTCTGCCGCTGTTCAGGCCGAGGTTCGGCGCGGAATGGCGCACGGGAATATTTACGTCAGCAAGTCAGAAATACGGCACGGCAGCATCGACTCGATGAGCAAGGAAGAGGTGCTGCGCGCCATCCAAGAACTGCAAGGAACAGTGATCGATGTCACGCCCGTCGAAGCCAAAGGAAAGCCGCCTCTGGACGTCCTTCCGGCAGGCGATATCGACATCGCCGAAGAAGTGGACGACGACGCGGATTGAGACATGGGCGACGCCGGGCGTGCCTGACGTCCTGCTTTGTGACGAGGCAGGCGGATTCCATTTTGTCGAACTGAAAACGACCTCGGGGCAGGCGGTAGACCTTAGCCCCCATCAGGTCGCGTGGCACACCCGGCACGCTCATGCGAGCGTCTGGGTCTTGATCGAGCAGGCGGCAGCCTCGGACCGGCCCCGGGCGCTGCACCTATACCACGGCCGCGACGCTGTAGCCCTGCGGACGGACGGCCTGCGTCACCCCGCCGCCGGGTCGTGGTCGTGGCCGGTCGCATGGGATGAAATTTTGGCCTTGATCTCTCGCATCTGATCGCATACATTCTGCGGGCCGACCTACCAACACACGAAAGGAACACGCAGTGAAATACTACATCACATGGATCACAGACGGCCTCACATTCCTCACGGGCATCGACGGGGAGCTTGATCTGACGCTCGACCAGATCATGGAAATCGCGTTCGCGGTCGAGGAAGTAGAGCCGGGATCATCGTATGAAATCTGCTCGATCATCCGGGCGAAGGATGCAGAGGTGGTTTGGTAAAATGGCCGACTATAACGGATGGACCAACAAGGAAACGTGGCTCGTCAACCTGTGGCTCGGGGCTGATCTGGAGATTGACCAAGAGTCGTCAACCGAGATCACTGCGGATTACGTCGAAGAGCTTGTGGAGAGCTTCCTTGATAGCGATGCGCTGCAACACGGGTTCGCCCGTGATTTGCTCAACTGTGCGCTGGGCGAAATCAACTACGCGGAGATTGCCGCGCACTATGCGCGGGAAGAAGAGGAGGAGGCCGCGCAGTGTTCTTTTTGATCGACTGGCTCGGCCGCCTGCTCTACGGCCGCGAAGCATGGGACGAGGCCAGCCGCCGCCCGATGCCCAAGGCGCGGCGGGGCGGGTTTAGGAACGGGAACCGGAGGCGTCGGTGACGCGCCACAAATCAACCAAGGGAGTTACAGAGATGCCTAAGTTCAACCATGCCTATGACTTCGCCTTCGAGGTCGTCTCGGACCGGGATGATGCCGAGGATGTGACAGCCCCTATGCTGCGGGCTGCGCTTTTGGAGCGCATCAACCGACTGACTGACGAAGAACTGTTGGAAGCAGCTAGCCGGTTCGATAGCTACGCGGAATAATTTCCGAAAAAAACATCTTGCAGAGCCTGCGAGGTTATGCGACAGAGGGGGGCGGGGCAATCCTGCCCCCTTAGCTTTGGAGTCCTGCCATGACCTACCAGACAAACGCTTTCGCCCACGGAATCGGCAACAGCGCGGTGTCCGCGCAGTGGTGGAGCCGCCCGGCCGACGAAAAATTCCTCTCGCTTGATGCGATGCTGGCGCACAAGAAGGCCGACGCGCGCCGCCTGTCGTCGCGTATCGTCAACACCCACAAAATCAAGGTGGTCGGCGAGATCGACGAGGCCAACCCGACGACCGGCTCTGTCCTGATCGAATACACCGACGAAAATCGGCAGGAGAACGCCGCGACCCCGACGCATTGGAGCTTCGGACAGGTCGCGCAGCTTGCGGGCGCGCCGGCCGGATATCTGCGCGATCTGCCTGCGCCGCTGGCCGCCGATTGCCTTCAATGGGGCCTGCGGTATAACCGGGGGAAGGAGCTTGTGAAGGTTTACGATACCGACGCGGGCGCGACGGCGGGCGAGCTTCGCGCCGCGACCGGGCCGGATTATGGCCGCATCCACGATTGGGAGATCATCGAGCCGATCAAGCGCCTTGTGGATGCGAGCGATGGCCGGTGGAAAGTCCCGGGAATGATGACCGGAAGCCGCAAGGGTCTGGCCGTGTATGATCCCGAGATTCCTGTTTCGCTCGAAACGACAACGCTTTTTGCCAGCGACCGCGACGTTTTCGTTTTCCTTGTCGATGACCGGAACCCGATTGAAATCGGCAAGCTCGCCAACGGCGAGCCTGACCTTGTCTTTCGGGGTTTCTACGCTTGGAATTCAGAGACGGGGAGCAAGACGGCGGGCATCGCGGCGATGTATTTGCGCGGGGTGTGCATGAATCGGAATCTGTGGGGCGTGGAGAATTTCCAAGAAATTAAGTTGCGCCACACAAAATTTGCGCCCGACCGCTTTGCGGCCGAGGCGCGCCCGGCCCTGCAATCCTTCGCGCAGGGTGCAACGTCTAAGCTTCTGGACGGGGTGCGCGCGGCGCAGGCCGCGACGATTGCCAAAGATGACGATGAGCGCTTTGACTTCCTTGTGAAGCGCGCCGGGCTCTCGCAGCGCCTTGCGCGCGCCGCCGCCGCCCGGCATCTCGAAGAAGAGGAACGGCCGATTGCGTCGGTTTGGGATGCGGCGCAAGCGATCACCGCAATTGCGCGGGACGTCCCGCATCAGGACGACCGGGTGGACCTAGAGAAGAGGGCGGGCGCCCTGCTAGATAAGGTCGCATAAAATTAGGTTGACGCGGCCGCGCCGCATATGCGACACAAGGGGCGGGGCAATCCCGCCCCTTTGCTTTGGAGTCCCTGCCATGCCAAACGAATACGACGCCGACACCATCGCCGCCGCCGACGCGGGCGCGCGCTTTGCCATTGTCCGCTTCCGCTTCCGCGGGCCGCGGCGCGTTATCAAGCGCGGCCTGACGCTTGCCGAAGCGCAGGCGCATTGCCGCCGCGATGATACACGCGGCCCCGGATGGTTCGACGGGTTCGAGCGAGAATAACGGCCGGGAAAATTAACGCTTGCGCGACCGGCCGAGCGTATGCGATAAACGGGGCGGGGCAATCCCGCCCCTTTGCTTTGGAGTCCTGCCATGACTGATTTCTCTGTCACCCTTCCCGCCGATATCCTGCGCGCCGTCGCGATCGCGTGCAGCGCCGAAGAAACCCGTTACTATCTGCAAGGGGTTTCGGTTGAACCTGACGGCGCGACGGCGCACCTAGTCGCAACCGACGGCCACCGCCTTATGGTCGCGCGCGTGGAAGCTGTCATCCCGGGCGATAAGTTTATCATCCCGTCCGACGCTATCGCCCGCGCCCTGAAGGGGCACAAGGCGCCCGGAATCGAGCTTGCGCGCCGGGGCGGCGCTTGGCAGCTCGGCGATACGCTATTCCGCCCCATCGACGGCGCTTTCCCGGCATGGAATCGCGTTATGCCGGACCTGTCGGGCAAGGGCGAGCTTGGCAAGCTCGCGCAATTCGATTCCAGCTATTTGGAAAGCTTCCGCAAGGCCGCCGCCATGCTCGGCGGCCGCGCGTCGCACCCCCATCTGCACCATTGCGGCGCGTCGCCCGCCCTTGTCACTTTCGCGGGCCGAGATGACATTTTCGGCCTATGTATGCCGCGCCGGGGCCATGACGAGCGCGACGCTTCCGCCTTGCGGTTTCTTGTCGATGGGATGACGCGCAAGGCGGCCGACGCGGCCGCGCGCATGGCCGCAGAGTAGCACCGCCCGGCGCCTTGTCCCGCGCCGCCTTGAACCCCGGGCCCGGCGCCCGGGGTTTTCTTTTGACCATTCGGTAAAATTTGACCATTTGGTAAAATTCTCGCAACCGCCGCCCCCGCT